ATCCAGATCCACTAGCAATTAATTGATCCACGGGATCAACTGTTTTAAAATCTATTCCAGATGCCATTTATTTTCTGAAAATTACCTTAATTTAACCGTCCATTTTCTTTCTGTTTTTTGATATTTCTGCAGCAATCTCCATGATTGTTTTGGTCTTTGTATTTTGTGGTTCAAAATGAACCATACTACTTTGAGACTCTGTCGGTTTATGGTTAGTTTGGTCTTCAACCGACTGTAAATGTAAATTATTCTTTGATTCGACCGTCGCAGTCGGTTGTTGCGCCACAAGTGTACTATGAAATTGGTAAAACCATTCAAACACGTTCTCTCCGCTATATAGTGATGCTTGGTCGTTATCAATAACTACTATAGCAGGAACAACGTCAATTTTTTTCAATATCTCTTCTTTGATACTTGAATTGTCTATATTGATAAATTTTATGGATAAACTATTCATTAAATTTGAATTTTTTAAATATTGAAACAGAGCTTTACAATTACCTGAATAATTGCTATAAAAAATTGTTACCAGTTCCGTCATGTCTTTTATTTATTTATAAAATAAATATACAATGCAAAGTCAAGAAGAACCTTTAGATTTGAAAAAGGCGTTGTTAAACCAACTTTTTTATATATCTCATCCTTCGGTTTCAACGTTGGAATGCAGCTTAAACTTGAAATATTTTTGTTTTGGGTCAGAGAACCTTTTCGAAAAAATTACAAAAGAAATCATCGAAATGGTTAAATGTAACCCTGAACAGGTCACCATAAAAAATAAAATTTTTACTATACTTTTTAAGGATGTTGCAGCCATAAAATTATTAAATATTTTATTTAAGGAGAATACGGATCATGCACTATATCAAATTTATAAAAACTGGATAAAAGGCTCCGAATGGTTAAGTATGACCTTTTAACTCTTTTGATTCCAAAATGTTACCATCTTTGAACTCTTTTGCCCAAAGGGCAAAAGATGAGACACCACGTCGGTGAAGGGTTAAGCCTGTAAACTAAAATTGAATTTTTTCCCTTAAAATATGATTATAAATAAACATTAAATATGACTGGTGGATTGCAAAAATATGCTTCGTCTTTACCATACAAAATTAAAATTAATATACTAAAGAGATTACCATATGATAATATTAGATGGGTTAGCGATCCAGACTTTTGGATCGAATATTGGAAGTATAACACCACGCCAGTTACAGACACCTTTGTGCCTAATCCAGAACAAGAGTATGTTTTGAGGTTGATTGAGTCTGGAAAAAATATTTTTATAAATGCTCCCGCTGGAACGGGTAAATCGGCCTTAATCAAGCATTATGTCGAAACCAACAAACAAAATCAACTAATAGGGTTAACGTCAACCACGGGAATATCCGCACTTAATATTGGTGGATCAACGCTCCATTCTTTTTTGGGTATCGGTTTAGGAAACGACGATGTGGAGGATTTATACGATAAAATAATTAGAAATAATGATAAAAGAGATTTATGGTTGAAATTAAAGCTTTTAATTATTGACGAAATAAGTATGCTTCATCCAGACCTTTTTAATAAACTTGAAAAAGTAGCTCGATTGGTGAGGGAAAACAAGCTTAAATTTGGGGGAATTCAATTAGTGGTCACCGGAGACCTATTTCAACTACCATGTGTAAGTCAAAATTCTACCTTAATTATTCATAGTAAAAAATTTAATCGGTGCATAGATCAAACCATAGAATTGAGAAATATAGTTAGACAGATTGATTCTATCTTTAAAAATGTTTTAAATAAAATTAGAGTTGGTGTGGTTGATTATCAGGTTAAAGAGATCTTGTCGTCTAGATTTAAGATACTTCCTTCGGAAAAGGTTAAACCAACCAAATTATTTTGCACACGTAGATCTGTAGATGATTTGAACGAAAAATCATTAAACAAGTTGGCCAAACAAGGATTTGAATTTAGAGAATACGAAATGACGTTCAAAGAGGAGGAATGCACCATATCTTTTGATTACATTGTTAAAAATTTTATTAAAAATTCTACGACCCCTATTACCTTACAAGTTTGTGAGAATACCCAGGTTATGTTGACCTATAAAATTGGTCCTACATTAGTTAACGGTAGTAGAGGTATTATAACTGGATTTACACCAGAAGACTATCCAATTGTACAATGGGTGAATGGAACCACCTCTACAGTTAAACCTATAAAATTTAACTTGTTTCATACCTTAAGAAATGGAAAAGTTAAACAGGTTGGTTATGCTACTCAGATACCATTGAAGATAGCATATGCTTTAACAATTCACTCGTGTCAAGGATCGACATTGGACTGCGTGAGTATAGATTTGAGCGAGACTTTTGAGTATGGTCAGGCATACACCGCGCTGTCACGAGTTAGAACACTTGAAGGTTTGTACCTCAAAAAGTTTAAATTTGACGTGATTAAAGCTCACCCGGAAGCTTTAAAATTTATGCAAAAAATAAACAATTTTTAATGATACTTGGTATCATTAAAAATTTTAATAAAAAGTATCTACAACCCCACCACATATTTGTATAGTTTCTCCTACGGTTGTTTTAAGACCATGATTAAACAATAAACTTAGTCAATGAACCACTGTTATTTTCGTAGTATGCAACAACCATTAAAACAAAAATTATTCGACAAAATTCAAAGTTATTAAAAGTAAACATATCGACATTATCACAAAATCGTTATAAACTATGCTATAAATCAACCATACAAATGTCATATGTATTTTAGCCTTACGATGGTCGGTTGGGAGTAAAGCAAAAACTAATGCTGTACCCAAAGCTAAACTTAGAATTTCTTTCGTATTTGCGGGCAAATGGTACTTTTCACCATATTTAGAATTCATTTATTACTTGTAATATTTTGGTATATTGCTTTATATTTTTTTTAATGCTTATTGCAAGCATTAAAAAAAATATTTTATACCTGAAAGGTTATTCAAAGAAGAAAAAAGATGCTAAAGAATCGGCCTTTGGTACCGGTGTGACATGTGGAGGAGAAACTGGTTTATGCGGTACCACTGGGTGTGGTACTACTGGATGGTTTGGAGGGGGTACCGGGTGTGGTACTACTGGATGGTTTGGAGGGGGTACCGGGTGTGGTACTACTGGATGGTTTGGAGGGGGTACCGGGTGTGGTACTACATGTGGTGGTACAAGGTGAGGTCTAATTAAACATGCAGGAGGAGAAACCGCTGGATGTGGTGGAAAACAAGGATCGACTCCCATTAACGGTTTATGGGGCTTGTAGTCACACAATGATCTACAACAGCATGGTTTGCAACCACAACCACAGTTTCCTTTTGGAGGAGGTGGGTTTGGATACTTGTTTGTAGATAAGGTATAGTCATCAACACAATCTGGACAAAAGTATGCGTTTTGGTGCATATCCCATACAGATCTAGCAATTGGAAAAGGCGCAGAGGTGTGTCTGCACGGATTACATCTATAAGCCATTTATTTACTACTTAATATTGATTCATCTTCACCACTACCAAATAGCTTTGTAAATAGGAGGATACAACTATACTTTTGTTCTAACTCTTCCCGATATTTCTCTTTGTTCACAGGAAGATCTGTGATAGTTTCGACCACAATTACGCTTTTTGGTTAAGGTTACGCTGAAAGTTGACTTGTACCCTAAATTAGTCAGTAAATAAAATGCAGACGAAAGTTTTAAATGCCATGGTGGTATATTATTGTTATAATTTTGATAACAATTGTGGTTACTATCACCATTAATTATAATAATTGTTGCAAGACGTGTAGAGATGGAGGCCCCTGTAGATCCAGCGAGCCAAATTGCCATTCAAGGTGCCTTCCAGGCCAACAATGTTACAAGTTGATGTGTGCTCCATAATAACCTTGTTAATTTTTTATGCTTACTGTAAGCATAAAAAATTATAAAATTGAATAATTTTATAAAGAAAATGAAAGTAAAAAGATGTCTAAAGTTATAAATACAAACACTGGTTGATAATGTCCTTGGTCACGAACCTCTCGCATTAAAAGAATTGTTGAACCATTACAAAGAAGAGGAATACCGACACTAAACTTGTTTAACGAAGAATACTACTTGTGGCTAAAAACGGTCACAATTTTGAATTTTGGATCTATAAGAATTAAAGGTCATACGTAAGGATAAAGTAACATGTAAATTTTTTATGCTTTTTGTAAGCATAAAAAATTTTTTATAAATATTTTTTTGTATTTTTGTAAGGTTGAAATAACCATAATTTTCTTATAACACAGGGAAACCAAGAGCGCCTCCTGAACGGTTACCAAGGACCATTAAAATTTAATAATCCTCCTTATGCTTCCCAGGTATCAATTTTCAATCCACCTGATCACATAAGCATTGCTCGGACCTTAATATCCTTACAATGGCCTGACTGTACATTGAGCCATCCTAACGGTCTTTTTTGACCCTAGGACAACCGGTTGATGACCCAGTCGATAGCGATCTCACTTAAGGTTACCCTTAAGCTACACCGACGGTCTTGTCCACATAGTCCTCTTGAAACTATCTGAATTTTGACCGTTTTCATCAACCTTGCCTGTTCCGATTTAAAGGTTAGAATAACCTCTAAATCACTAGGTGTCGACTGTCGTCGACGTACCACTTATAGCCACTTGAATCAAATCTTTGGATCTGATTTAGCCCGGCCATAAGCCGACTAGACGGTACCAAAGTATCATGTTAATTCACGATTCAAGGAATGGTTTAACAAACCATTACCATCGGTCCCTCACGAGACCACTTCCGCCTGTTCAGAACTAGTTTTGGCAAAACCATTCTGACAATGTTGTTGTTGACAGCAACAATAACAAATTCGTATGTCTGTGCATAATCTGATCCTGGTTGACCTCCAGCACCTCCAGCAGCGGTAATAGCTGCTGGACTAGCTTGTGGAACAATAGAAACATTGGTCAACTTACCATAGTTGGTTGAACCCATAGGATCGAGGTCGTAAAAGTGTAGAGAGTACGAATACAAGTGATAACCAATCTCTGATGGTATAGTTGGAGCATGATAAAATGGATTGACTAGAGAGAAGTAATCTGATCCCATTGCACCTAACCTGTTCGTGTTCTCGTAGATAAGAGTTGTATTGGCGATAGGGTCAAATGAACCAGCAGGAGCAAAGTTAACGTTTGGAACGTTAACAACCGGTGAAGATGTGGCATAATTTGACCATTCAGCGCTACCAGTTCTATTTCTGACAGCAAAGAATAAAGCTTTAATGGCGTGTGAGAACCTAATATCAAAGGTTGGCATGGCATTCGTAATAGGGGTATAGTTTTGTCGTGGTGCTGTTTGGACCTGTTCAATAAGAATGTCTCTAATGGCACAACCCATCCTTCTACGCTCTTCGTTGGAAACAATGGCATAGTTGGCCCATACTTGGACTGGTCCTAGAACAGGGGCCGCGGCAATATGGGTTCCAACCACAATTGGAACATATGGGCTCGCTGGTGGTACCAAAGCACTATTGGTCAAAATTAACAATTCATTCCAATCTCTAAAGTTAAAGTTGATTTGCATCTCATTGTAGGGGAGAGCGGCTGTAGGGAGGGCCACACCAGTATCTCTGGAGAAGAAGAAAGGAAGTGGGAGATTAAGGTTGGTTCCACCAGGGCCTCCAAGAATTCCACCAGGAGCAACAGGATTGATTAAAGTAGAGATGTTTCCAATCATATTATCATAACCATTTCTTTTGCTAGCCGGTACGGTGAAAGCAGACCAGAAATCGAGATGATAGTTGTCGAAACGAGCAGCTACCAAATCGTTAAAAGTAATGGTTGCTTCACGGATTAAATTATGCATTAAATTTTTGGTCCATCTCAAAGCGAATGTAGGAGCAAGTTGAGCATTAAGAGTAACCTGAGGAATGTTGGCTCTCACCCATGTTTGTAGAAGGTAGTCTCCAGCACGAGAGATAGAAACAGACCATTCTTGGCCGAAAGCAGCATTGCCTGTATTTCTGGAAAGTGGAACGGGTACTTGTGTGAACCAAGTCGACTTTCTGATTTCTCTTACAAAGTATGCCGTGGCAGTCGGACCACCATACATATACTTTTCGATCTCGTCAAAAGTGGCGATATCAATAAACCCTGAGGTTATATTCGATGAAGACATAGACATGTTTAATTTATTAGTAGCAATATTTCAGATAAAAATTTTTGCACATAGAAACGTTTATATTTTTTATAGTTAAAAAATAACCATTTAAACCAGAGTTATGAATTCCGATCAAAAGGTCACCATAACTTTTAAAAATATTAATACAAATGTCAAGGCTTCAATTAAGCTTGAATCTTTACTTATACTTAATTCAGCCATAACTAGAGCTGAAAAAAATTTGAAAAAATTAGAGGTCGCACGTAACCAAGTCTATCAAGTCAATTATAAAAATCTTAAGGGTTTGGTCGATACCCTCTATTACGAATTGTGGTTCATGTTTATGGACGAAATTATCCACATTCAAAAGCTTGTCTTAGACTTTTTTAGAGAAGGTCGGACACAACCTATTAGCGCAAACGAAATTATATATAAAATTAGGTTACTTATGAAGCCTGTACCTACCAAACTATTTAAAATAAATTCTGTAGCGTTGGTCTTACCGCAACAGATATACAACTGTTTTTAACTTTTTCACTTGAGGTCTCGACTGACCTAGCCCTTTCAATTCGGTCGGACCAAAGTTAACACCCAATCTTAACCCTTTTCTAGGTCTAGACCTAGAAAGGATTAAAGAAACAAGTATAAAATTGAAAAGAATAAATGAAAGAGGAAGAAATAATAGCTACTTTAAGCCACTCTTACTTTAATTACACTTTAAAAGAGGTTCGACCTTTTTTAGAATATTTTGACGAAAATGTACCATTAAAACTAACAAAGGAAATGGTTGACTCTGAGGTTTTAGAAAAATTATTTTTTCTAGCGACAATTTCCACCATAGACATGAGTATTCCTTTTAATTTTTGTTGCAAGGACAATGTTAACCACTCTCTAAAAAAGCATCAATGGTTAACTGACTTGGAACCATTCGGAAGTAAAAGTAAACAAGGAGTGGTTAGTAAAAGCTTACTTTTTGACAAATTTTATGTTGTAATTAAAAGGGCGAAAACATCTAGATTTGACGAGATTACTTTAAGAGATTTTTGTGTTGGAATTAACCTTAATAAGATTATAAACGAATCGCCATTTTTTGTTAGAACTTTAGGTTGTTTTCAGTATAAAAACCAGTTTCATATAGCTACCGAATTTATAGATGGTATTAACCTTAAAAATTTTCTAATAGACAAAAAGAGTACTTTTAAGGACTTTTTAAACATTTTCTTTCAGATTTTATTAGGGTTAGAAGTAGCCCAAAACAAGTTAAATTTTTCACATTATGATCTTCACACGGACAATGTTATTTTGGTTCATACCAAGGATAACCCAATAAAAATTTCATTGTATGGTTATCAATACACCATTAATAGTCCATATAAGCCGGTTATGATCGATTTTGGCCTTTCATCTGTTTGTACAAAAGGGCAAACTTTAGGTCAAAAAAGCCTTGAAACAAAAGGTATTTTTAACTATCTATCGCCCGGTTACGATATTTATGTTTTCCTCCTGTTTTGTGTGGACGTGGTCCAAAATAAGAACTTGTCTATATTTAAAGGTATCACAGACCTTTTATTATTTTTCAAGTCGGAAACAAACTTATCCGTGGACCTATTAACCAACAATCACATCAAGTCTCTGCAAAAAGGTGTATCTAATCTAATTCCATACAAATTTATAACTTTTATCATTCAAAGGTACCACAACGACCTTGATATTGAAATTCAACCCAAAAAATTTACCGACGACTGTTTGGGTAGACAACCAACCTTTTTAAAACTAAAAAAAATTTTAGATGTCAATGATGAACTTGAACATGTAAACAATTCCTACAAAAAGAAAGGTTTAGGTTTAATTCGATCTTTACTAAATAATATTAAAATTTATTATTGGTACAAGGAGAAATATAGTTTGTCGAAATCGGATATAGATTATCTGCTTGATTTGGACAAAACAAACCTTGAAAATATTTTATACGACTTGAATTTAAAAATATACAAAAAAGGTTCAGAAGAACTTAAAATTTCTATCGAACAAAAAAATTTATTTTTCATAGCTTTGGAGTATTACTACCTTATTTTAGAGTTGGAATTGCACCATCAGTATTCTGTCTACTCTGATTTTTTAAAGTCTTTTAGGGAGACTTTTGTCTATAAAAATATATTTAAACAGTTAGATACCATCCTCCTTGAAGAAAGGATAAACAGACATTTTTAATGCTTATTTGAAGCATTAAAAATAATTAAGATTTTTACAAGAGTCTAACGTTAGGTCTAAGTTGACCTAAAATAAATTGAAGTTTGACTTCAATTTATTTTTAATGGTTCTAAGAACCATTCTTCTTCTATCGTGTCCGGCACCGAGCGGCTTTGTGAAAAATTAAGAACCATTAAAAATATTTTTCTTGGATTAATTAAATTTTTCCCACGACAAGCTGTTAAATAACCCTATTTGAGCTTCCAAACTTCCGGCTATATTTAAGGCTTCAATTATATCTTGATCTACCAATTCAAAAGATGAGGTTGTCCGCTCCACACAATCAAATAAAACTACATTATCGGATGGTTGGAATATATAGGGTAGATCGCTCCTTACCTTTTCTTCTATACTGTTAAAAAGATTCCAACCATCCATACAGCTAGTCAAGTTAAACAATTTTTTGTAGCGTTGAATTTCAGCATAGACAATGTCTTCTATAAAATTTGAAATTTCTATAATTGATGATAGCAGAGCACCATAATCTACTCCCTGAACATTTACAAACTCGCCAAAAGCTTCAAAAGCTTCAAATAATTTTAATTTAAAGTTACGGATGATTTCATCCTCTTCCGCTTCAATCAAATTATTTATGGCTTCAAACATCCTTTTTATAATATTTAATTTGTCGTCCGCAAAGTCTTTTGAAAACCACGCGTCTATTTTATTCCATTCGTGAATAAAGGTTGAAACACTATCTTTAATAGTTTTTTTTGTAGAATGGTTCTTGCATTCCTTTTCAATTGGAAGTTTAATCAAAATTCCAAACAACTCTACAACGTTATCAAGCTCCATAAAAATAAAATTTTCTTTATAATCATTATTTATGGTCTTTTTTAACCTATTACAAACAACTCTGCCAGCGCTAGAAATAGCGCTCTTAATCCAACCTGTTTCTCGGTCTAATTTAAATTTAATACTACCTGAGTTTAAAAAGGTGCTTTCGGCCAAATCTTTAAATTTTTTGGGACAGTTTTTTACAAAGGCCATTCTAATCATCAATGTTTTAAAATCGTTAATTTCGTCAAACATAAAGGGAGTGTAACCTTTATTTGTAAAAAATGTACTATTGTTGTAATTGGTGTTTTCTAACCCTTTGGTGTAGGCAAAACCGTAATCAAATATAACTGGAAAGTAACCATTGGTAAATATTAATCTTTCGATCAACACTCCTTCGTACATAAATTTATACCAGAAAAAGGTTCTTTTTAAGCATCTTCTCAACAAAACATTTTCCAAGTGAAGGTCGTAATGGGTAAAATTAACCTCTTGTTGAGCCACAAACAAAGCTATGATTAGCTGATGAATTAAAGCTTCGGAACAACCAGTAAAACTAGTCTCTTGAAGATATTTTAAAAGTGTCATCTTGCTAGGGATGTATTCGATCACGGAGACATCCCTTATACAGTTGTACTTGATAAATGGATTAAAGTCACCACTACCCCGTTGTTTTTTATTTTCAGGTAAGAGACACTTTATATTTCTCTTGATCTCGAGAATCCTGTTAAAATGTGGTAGAAAAGGGCTTAACTCTTCCAAGCTTTTCGATATCTTAAATTCGTGGTCCAACAGAGTATTAACATCTTTTGAAATTTTGAAAACATACATCTTGTAAGAAGGTTCATCCACAACAAAAAAGTAATCGGTTGCCGACTGTGGCATATTGTGGTCTTCTATACTGAAAATTTTAAAATGTGATTTTTTAGCTTTGGATGACATTTTAGATGAAGAAGAATCCTTGAAAGGTCTTAATAGACCAACAATTCCTTGAGAAGTATCTTCGTTAAACAGTTTATAGTATTGAAGATCCATTATTTATTTATGTAATTTTTTGGTGACAAAATTTCAAATTATTTTTATTACTAAGATTTTGCAGAGTAATAAATGGTATCAAAGTCAATTTATACACCGGTCTCTCAAGATATCGAGAAATCAATTAATTATAAGTCCAAACGACCAAATACTTTATGGGCGAAATATTGTAAATTCGTGGTTATTTTATCTGGAATTTTAACCTTGATTCTAACGACAGTATTTGGATTAAATATGGCGTACAGCTACCAAACAACAAATGTAACTAATACAACCGAAGAAGCAGATGTTGTCACTCTGAATGTAACCGATACGACTCTTCCCACGGCGAGTACGACTCTGAATGTAACCGATACGACTCTTCCCACGGCGAGTACGACTCTGAATGTAACCGATACGACTCTTCCCACGGCGTGTACGACTCTGAATGTAACCGATACGACTCTTCCCACGGCGAGTACGACTCTGAATGTAACCGATACGACTCTTCCCACGGCGAGTACGACTCTGAATGTAACCGATACGACTCTTCCCACGGCGAGTACGACTCTGAATGTAACCGATACGACTCCTACAGTACAAGATGAAGAAGAAACAGATGTTGTAACCACTCTTCCCACAGATGATGAAGAGCAAGATGAAAAGGAAACAGGTGTAACCGAACCTTTAGTAAACCCAAAAAAAATATTTAATATGTTACAAGAAGATAATGGTGAATATACAACAGAAACAGATTCTCCAGAGATTCAAGAGTTGAAGGATGCCGTAATCTCTAATAAAACTATTGTCATTGATGGTTCAAATCAATCTATAATTGTAACAAATTAGAAATGTCATTTTTTAAAGTCTGTACAGACTTTAAAAATAAATTGATTTTAATTTTATAATTCAAGGATAAAATAAAGGTATAATAATGAAACCGGAAAGTTTTGAATTTAACGGTAATCAAGTCTTTGAACTTGGTGATTTAATTAGATACGATCAACCATATTTTTATGGTTGTTTGAAGCGCCCAAGGGATGTACTAACAAAAAAGAATATTAATAGTCAAGATTACTTTTAATTGACAACAGCTTAAATTAAAAATTTTAATGATTGCAACAATCATTAAAACCATAAAAAATTATTTTATAAATTCTTCCAACGCCTCCTCTGTTCTACCATTAATTTCTTTCTGAACAAATTTATTATTTTTAAATAAAAGGTAGTCTGGGAACCCTCCAAACGACGGCTTTAATTTTTTGACGATATTAAGTAGTTTTTCAGTTTCAGGTGTATCATCGTCTCCTTCTATGGTCAAACAGACCACGTTTGGTTTATTTTTTTCAGCAAACTTTTGAAAGTGTGGTTTGGCACTGGTACAGTGGCCGCAAAAGTTTGCTTGAACCATAACGACACATGTTTTATTTTTAAAATGTTTAAGGTTCAAGTTACTATTAAAATCCTTGGCCTCTAGGTATAGGACAGGGGAAAGTAGATACGGCATTTATTACTCTGTAAAATTTTGAGAGTAATAAATGGAGTCAGGCACAAACAATGGATGGACTACGGTTGTTGGTAAGAAACAACAATATCGTAACAAATTTTCAATTCCAAAGGTTACCGATACCTCTTCAAGCGTTAGTTCTGAAAAGGTTGTCGTTGACTCTAAAATTGAAAAAATAATTATAAAAAGGAATGGTACAACTAAAACATATTGAGCTTAATAAATTTAATGCTCTAAGAATAGAGCATTAAAAATAATATATTATTGAACATTGTATTTTTGGTCGTTGATGGTCATCATCTCGTTGACGAGTTCTTCTTGGGTAACCTCGGACTCTTCAAGATCTATATTGTTTCCGCTAAATTGAACATTTTTAGCCTTAAGTTCATCCTTAATTCGGTTATATAAAGTTTTAGAGTTTGGATTAGCTTTAAAATCAAGTAAAATTTCCATATCCGGAAATAGGGTTCTTTGCGTCCTAATTCGACGCTCTGTGTACCCAAATTGAGCTCTGATGGTATAGTATTGATAATGTTGGCTATCATTTCTTTTAAGTAGAACAAACCTCTCTTGTTTGTCTTCGTTGGCTGGAAGAGGTGCGCGATCTTCGACCGCGATGCCCAACTTACGTTGAATATTACTATTCTGCTTTTCAAGACATTTAACATTTTTCTCGAGTCCTTTGTTACTATCAAGTAGCTCTTCATTCTGATCTTTGACTTCTTCCAGAGAGATACCTAAAGATCGCATGTATTCTTCTTGTTTTTTCATTGTTAGGTTCATATTGGCCATCATTTGTTCCAAATCTGTAATTTTTCTTTGAGACTCGCGATGGTTAAAATAAAGCGTATATTCAACATACGTTTTAAGGAGCTCTTCAAGGTCAATATAATACTGGCGGATGATGTGACCGTTTTTAGTTTTGAGTTGCATTATAGCCATTTTAAGGTCTTTTGGTTCCATAATTAAGAATTTAGCACATGCTCGAGCTCCTTCATGTGGTAATAGTTGAAGTTCGTGCTTAAAAGTCGGATAATCCTCTATTTCCTTATCTTTTTGAGTCAATTCACGGAAAGAAATAGAGTTGTTCTTCAACATTTTTTTGAAACACTTTTTCTGGTTAAAGTATTCACCTTCATAGCCAAACCATTCCAGAACCAGTCTTCCCACAAGCGAAGACTGGTTTCCAACCACTACTTGCCAAAAGTAGTCAAACATGACCATATTCAACTTAAACTTTGTAACTTCAATAAACTCCATGATATCAAGGAGCTTAAAGCTTTTATCCAAAGCTTTACGTACCTTAGGGTTACTTGAACCATTTTCAGTATCAATTGTTACCCCTAAGAAGTTGATCTTCGTATTATTTAGGTTAATATGTTCCATATTGTTATCTTTATTTTCATCATCATTTTTAATAAAAAATTCATTTTGTGTTTGTCGAACTTCTTCCAAAATAGTATAAATTGTGGGTCTCGAAACCTTAAATTGTTGAGACAACTTAGATACTGGTACACCCTTTTCATGTAAAGAAAATATTTCCTTACGGCTGTCTTCCGATAGCCTAGATTTAACATTTTTAGTCTCCATTTATTATTTGTAAAAAAATAATTTAAAAATAAAGTAACTCTAAACAAAAATGTTAAGATAACACACAAGAGCCAAGACCAGCCAAATCTTCCCTATAATAAATATGAACGACAACGACAACACTATCAATATCAGACCTTTAGACTTGGATCTCTTGAATCCGAACCCTAGAAACTACATGGACCCGAACCAGGGCGGGTCTAAAATTTTTATCATAGGTAAGCCTGGCAGTGGCAAATCTACACTTATAAAAGCGTTGTTCTACAACAAGAGTCAGATTATACCGGTCGCCTTAGCGATGTCTGGTACAGAGTCGGAGACTGGGTTTTATAAAGAGTTTATACCGGATGCTTACATCTTTGATGAATATGACCCTGAAGCTCTATCCAATTGTATCGTTAGACAAAAAGGTGCCAGGCAGCATATGTTATGCCCGTGGGTAATGCTTATAGTCGACGATTGTATGGACGATCCTAGCGTGTTCAATAAACCACCACAACCAGGTCTATTCAAGAACGGTAGACATTGGAAAATGTTGTACATAGTTTCACTTCAGTACGCTCTTGACGTAAAACCCCATATAAGATCAAACATTGATGGAGTCTTTATATTCAGAGAGTCAAATGTAGCCATACGCAAGAGGTTGTATGAAAATTATGCTGGTATCATACCATCTTTTAATTTATTTGAACAAATAATGGATACCATCACCGGTGACTACACGGCGTTGTACATACAAAATACCACCAATACCAACGATTGGAAAGAGTGCGTCTTCTACTATAAAGCACCATTAATAGACAACTTTAAATTTGGTTGTCAAGAGTACCGTGGATATTCAGATAAAATTTTGACAAGAAAATAAATTTTTTAATGCTCTTTTTGAGCATTAAAAATCTTAATTATTTAAACATCATATTTTTGGTCATTGATGACCTTCATTTCTTCTATTAACTCGTCTTCTGTTATGGCTTCATTCAAGTCTATGTTATTACCCTCGAAAGTGACACCTTTAGACTTAAGGTTATCCTTAATTCGAACATATAAAGTTTTAGAGTTTGGATTGGCTTTAAAGTCCAAAAGAATTTCCATCTCAGGAAATAAGGCTTTCTGAGCCTTAGTTTTCTTGAAGTATATTCGTTTTGAGCTCTAATGGTGTAATATGGTAGGTAATCTGGAGCGTTCCGTTTAATAAGAACAAACCTCTCCTGTTTCTTCTTGTCGTCTGGGAGAGGTGCTCTATCTTCGACCGCAATGCCCAACTTTCGTTGAACTTTCTTTACCTCCTTGGTGAGTCCCTTGTTGTTGTCTAGTAGCTCATCGTTCTGATCTTTGACTTCCTCAAGAGAGATACCTAGAGATCGGACATAATCAAGAAGTTGATCAATCTTATCGTCTTTAACCTTTATAATATGAGACTTTTCTTCGTTTTCTAAGGTTAATTTTTCCATTTCTTCTTCAATCGTTTTAATTTTATTTTTAAGCTTGGTCTTATCCATCTTTTTAAATTCTTTAACAAAGTGGTTGATTACGACCTTGTTACACTTATCGTAGAACTCTATTGAGATCCAAGAAGATATATCCAAGATTAATTCTTTAGGTACATACGTACCTGTAACTTGTTTATTAAGTTTATCGTTATTTTGAAGCTTAACTTCGTAGCTGCCGCCAGAATTCTGGTGGCAGCTTTTATGGTAGTATTCAACCATCTTTTTTGATTTTTCTAAAACCTTCCAATCTCTGAAGCGTTTTCCACCTTGATCACACAACTTGGTTGCATTAAAGTATCCGGTAGCCTTGCCTTGTCTATAACAAGTTTAAAGTCCCCGAATACACCGTAATAAAATGTATCTTTGATACACTCATAAATACACTCTGTAAGCTCAAAGTTATCCATATTTATAATCTAAATTTTTTATTTACACTAACAAAATTTTTAATGCTCAAAAAGAGCATTAAAAATAAATTTAAAAACTATTCAATTTCTTGGATAATGCAAACCTTAAATTTTTTAATCTTTGACGAGTCTCCAACCTTCTTTTTTATGGTTAAAATGTACTCGTTTTCAGATTCTTCATATATATTTTTTAATGGTACACCATAGGATTCAATAGTGTACTTAATTCCATAGTTTAAATTTTGAAGAGCTTGGTCTAAATTAAGTATTTCTACAATTTTTGACGCGGCATTTTTCTTGGCAATTTTTAATGTTGAACCTTCACCTATTTCAACACACTTTTCAAATGCGCAACTGACTTGGAAAGTAGGATGGTGATCTTCACCACATTTTTTTAAAGTTTTAAAATATGGAGGGGTCAACTTTAATTTTTGACAGTATAGATTAATTTTCGAAATAGAAGTCATTTCCATCTTTATTGTATTAGTTTTTTTATTTAAAAATTTCATTTTTTCTTTAATGGCTTTTTAAGCCATGAAAGAAAGATGGGAAAAAGGATATGGAAGGTTGGTAGTAATGGTTTATTTCAACTTAAAAAAAATTTAAATTTAAATTTTTTCTACATGTAAACGTAAACTCATTCGGAACCTTTGTGTACTTTACTCGCTTCTTTTTAGGTGCATTTGTACTGGATTCTGGAATTGGATTGTTTGGTGTTTTGTTAAGGTCAACTTTACTCAAGTCGATTACCAACTTTTGAGCTTCTTTTTCATGTTTGAAGTTGATCATTTTTACGACTTTAATCATATTATTCAAATTTGAAGCTTCTTCGAGCAATAACAAATTCAATATTTTTTCTGGAGTGACAATGCCTTTATTTATTAGTTTATTTTTAATGAAGAGGTACACTCGTTGATCAATTTGTACAACAGTTTGTAAATTTTCTGGTAAAAGGGACCTTTGTTTTCTCTTCTTGTATTCCTGGAAGATTAGATCCACAAGTTTTGAAATGTTTTCATCGTATAGGTTAAAGGTAGAAATATACTGCGGATACAATTGTTTTAGCAACTCGATCATTTCCTGGTTGTTTTGAGTTTTAAGTTGAAGATATCTATATGGAATACTTTGCTCGTTGTTTCGAACCTTAAAAAGTTTGATATATTCTTCGTTCATAATCCGGTATTGAGACCCACTAGTATGAGTCAATAGAATTCCTTGATAGTCAAATGGATACTTTAAACCTTTCGCAAAACCAAAAATGGAAGTTATGGTCATGTCTTCAAATTTTGGTTTGGGTAAACCATCAATTTTTAAACAAGCGTCTTCTGGATCTGTTGAACCAAGAAAATACACCTTTTTCAAACCTTTAGGAGAGCATACAAAACGGGTATTTTCATCAGCCATCAACATAAAGGTATATTGGCATCTTAAATTCAATCTAGTGAACAAGTCTTTTAGAGACAGGTTGTAATTCTCCTTTAAAGCATTCTCAAATAAATCCTTGAAAGAATTGTTTGAACCCCATTTGGACCTTCCGGAATCTAATTTTCTATGGGTTGAAATGTACCATTTTCCATGATAAAAAATTCGAATAACCGTTCCTTCAAAAGAGTACCCAACATCCATATCTTCAAGTTTATGATTTAATTCGGTCATCTTCTCCATAAATTTATTTTCGTCGTTTTCAGAGTATTCATAAGGAAAAACTCCACCATTACAAACAACCCGGTTGGTTTTTTTATCAATTATGGTTCCACGAATCTTACGAAGTTCATCTTCGGGTAAGTCTTGATAAAGACTGGTTTCAACCGTCTCGAATCGCTGGTCTCTTTTAGGAGACAAAGACTCAAAGCAGTTTTGTATAGTAGCACATTGAAGAATCAATTCTTGGTCAGAATCGACAATTTCAATAGTAGAGGTAGTATCTTTAATAGTAGCCATTGTAAGCTTTATTTAACTTTATTTTTTAAATTTAAAATCAAATTTCTGCACTTTTGAAAACTCTATTGACCAAGAAGATGAATCCATAAAATGTAGATAACCTTAAAGTAACCTTAACCACGATAAAAAAAAGGTGGATTTGTATGGCTCCGAGAGACTTTAAAAAAGTCGTGACGAGGTTAAATACGAAAAATTCAGATGTTGTAAGAGACTACTATCTTAACCTTGAAGAAACCATGTTTGCGTACGGAGAGTACACTATGAAATATATGATTGAAAGCACCACTCCAGCTGGCTATCAAAGATCATCAACTATCTATACGAGACGTCAAAGTAGAGGAAGTAGAAAGACTTGCGGAAGAAGAGAGACTACGAGCGGAAGAAGCGGAAAGAGTAGTAGAAGAAGAGAGACAACGGCGTCTTCAAGCCGAAATAGAAGCAAGACAAAAATTAGAGAAAGCTCTCAAGTTCAACCAGGCGACTAAACCAGTCGAACCACAAGAGTACATCTACGTGGTCACCACAGACCGTTACATTCCGAAAAACAAGTTCAAACCTGGAGGTGCGACGAGCTTCAATCTACTCAAGTCTCGGATGACCACGTACAACTGTGGCAAGTCAGACTCGGATCTACACAAAACCGTATATCTCAGAAAAGTGGTGAGTTATCGCTCTGTTGAACAGACTTTGGAGGCGTGTTTAGGCGCGTTCAGAGAGAACGCAAACAAGGAGCTTTATATCATTAATTTCGATTGGTTGGTAAGGTGTTTAGACGCCATTATCGACCAGAACGAAGAGTTTCTACGGTTTGTCAACTTGAATCGAAATCAAATGGTAGAGGACACCTTGAATTTAACTCCTTCTCAACTAGATCCAATCAACCTCGAAAGTATACGCATCTCATATAAACGATTTGGCGAGCCAGAGGTCGATCTAACCACTATTTTTGATTCTGAGATCATAGACAATCTAAGGTCTTCTTTAACCTCTTTCGAACCAAACAATAACGTGGTGCATCGAAGGCAATTCGAGAACCATCTAAGAAACACGTTCCCCAGCTTTAGAATTGACCATAACAAACGAAAGGTGTGGGAAGTTGTCAAGACGCTCGGTTCGACCATAAAAACCAACTGTACTTTCAAATATTTTAATGCTTTTTTGAAAGCATTAAAAATTTTAATTTACTATAAATTTTTGAACTTTAATGAGAGCTTCGTAGGCATTTTTGCATTCGTCAATATTTACGAATGTAGGGTTGTTTGTATGCTTGGTTTTCTTAAACCGTTTTAACAATTCAACACTTGTTGTATTAACCTTTACTGGGAAAATTAAATTTTTAAAGTCCTTGTTAACCAACAAGTCTTCTATCTCAAGACTAAAAAAATATGATTGGTTAAACTTTAACTCTTTCAAGTTTATATTAATGGACGTTTCTTCCCTAAATTCTCGCATCAATGTGAAAATTATAGATTCGTTGTTGTGACTGTGACCACCCGGAAATATATAAACTGGTGGCGTTGGTGCTTTTAAACCAAAAAAAATATTTTTATCAAAGTTGTGGTTCGAATTAATCATTGTTTTTATTTTTTCCAATTCGGTGGTGTATAACGTCTTCAGTAGATTATAATTTATTCTTTTAAATTTAAGGTCTTTCACAACCTTTGGGAAATGAAAAGATTGTGTTCTCTCTAACAGTAAGACTGTATGGTCAGATGTAATCAACATAAGGTTAAGAGATGTGTTTGTACATTCCGTCCCAAAAAATCTATTGAGTGTGGAAGAATTCACCTTAAATTTGGCAATTGTTCTTTTTTCGTACCGACCCACTATTATTCTTTTTTTTATTTTTTCAAGGTTGAGATGTTCCATACTATATCTTTTTTATTTATTTTAAATTTTCGTTTTCAATTTCGTGAACGATCGAATTAGATTGTTTTTCTCCCTTTATAAGAATATTTTTTATTATTATTTAAGATTTAAAAGGACCACAACTACGTTGAAATTTGAATATAAAACAAATTTGGTATATCATAAAGGATGACGACAAATATGGATATCTTGGAGCTCAATTCAAAGATTCAAAGTTTCATAA